TGGGACCCCGACACACCCCAACGCATAGTGACAGTCCACTCCGCCGTCTTAAGCGATTCCAAGGTGGTGGCAGGCAACGGCATCGAAGCCTTGCACCACGCCATCCACACCCGCGTACGCTTGCCCGCCCAGAACGTGGCCGTCACCGAAGAGGTGGCCCGTGCCATGACCGCTTTTGCCGGCTGCCTTTTCCAGGAGTCCCTCGTACCATACGGTTTCGAGGAAGTGGAGCGCTCTTTGACGCGCGCCACTCAGCGCTCTGAACTGGCATCCATGGGGTCCACCTTTGACATCGCGCGTACCCGCGCGGCCTTCTTTAACAAGACTGAGGAGGTGAAGGGCGAGCGCGACGCCCGCGTCATCATCGCATTCAAGGGCCCCCAGAATTTCTCTTTGTCCGCGTACACCAAGCCGCTGCAGGAGTCTCTGTCACGCCACGCCTTTTGGTGCCCTGGCAAGAGCAACCCCGACATTCAGGCCGCTGTGCACCGCTTGCACCTGGACGCCGCCGAGCGCGGCCTCCCCGTGGTGGACGGTGACTACTCCAGCTTTGACGGCACCACCGGCGCCGCCGCGCATGCACTTCTGTTTGCGGTTTTTCAGGCTGCGTTTGGCACCGACCCTCATTGGCCAGGCCTTTTGTCATACTCTGCCAACCCCATCGCTGGCAGTAACATAGGCCTCAGCACGCACACCGGCATTGGCACCTTGAGCGGCCACGCCGACACCACGATTCGCAACACGCTGTTGTCTGCGTTCGTGGTGTTTTTGACCGCCGTGCGCAGTGGCTACTCCTGGGTCATGGCGTTTTCTGTGGTCAACTCTTCATTGTTTTCCGGCGACGACAGTTTGACACGCCAGCTACCGGTGAGCTCCGTCGACGTCGCCGCGAGTCTTGGCCTCAAGCTTGAGGTCAATGTTTATTCCCAGGGCGCCGCGCGCTTTTTGGGCCGGTTTTATCCCAACCCGTACACCGCCAGCTGCTGCATTGCCGACGTTCCGCGCTTCCTACGTAAGTTCCACTTAGTGCGCCAGGTTCAAGGCTTCAGCGTGGAGCAGTCAATGGCTCAAGCAGCCTTCGGGCGCATGATCAACGACCCCGACACTCCTTTGCTCAGCACATATTGCCGCGGCGTCTTGTCCTCCTACCCTGTGGACGGTCTGGACGCGCGCTTCTTCGACAGCTGGAAGTACGCACAGCTTTTGGAGGGTGGCATTTACACGTGCACGCACTTTAGCTACGCGGAGCTTCTGGTCGCCATCGCCGACGATATGGGCGTTCCCTGGGAGGTCTTAGACGACCTTGACCAGGCGTTCCGCGCCTTTCCCGGCGCTCCCGGCGTCAATTATCCGCCCATTAGCGAGTTGCGCTATCGCAGCCGTCCCGGCCTTGTTGTGTCCGGGCAGCTGCTTGAGCCCGCCGCCGCACGCCCCAAGATTGA